GTCAAACTATTACTGGCTAATAGGAGTTATTCCAAATGGCTAGTGTAAACCCACTACTATCACCCTTAGCTCAAGGCGAAACAATGCGCGATTATAAACATGCGTCGCGCACTTTTGTTGACAATAACTTTGAATTACAGCCTAGGCACGGCAATCTCTTTCATGTAGTATTTGAATTTACTGCAGAAGCACAAAGCCTGTTTAACACAGTTGAAAAACTTGAAATGCCTATACTTGTAAAAAGTATAGATCTTCCTTCATATTCTATTGATGTTCAAACTCACAATCAGTATAATAGACAAGTTCAAACACATCATAAAATCAGTTATAATCCGGTGACTGCAACATTTCACGATGATGTTAAAGAACTTATACGCAATCTTTGGCACAAGTATTATGCGTTTTATAGTGCTGACCCGACCTATAGTTTAGACAGTAATAGTTATAATACACAGGATAGATACGCAAACAGAACTCAACAACAGTGGGGCATGCAGCGTGGTAACAAACGTTTCTTTAAAAACATTAAAATCTATAGTATGCACAATCATAAGTTTGCAGAGTATACACTGATTAATCCTATTATTACTAGTTTTAATCATGACAATCATGCGTATGCAAACGGTGGACTAATGCAACATACTATGCAACTTGCTTATGAGACTGTAAAATATGCAACTGGATTTGTAAATGACGTAAGTCCAACTGGCTTTGGTGAAATACATTATGACGTTGAAACCAGTGATCTAAGTAATGGAAATCCGTTCGGACAAGCATTCATTGATGGACAACTTGTTAATACAAATGGACAACGTCCTACAGATCTGTTCAGTAGTAATTTAGGTACTATTAACAGCCAAGGTATATTGTTTGATAACTTGAGTAATTTGTCATTTGGATCTGTAATTAGTACAGCATTAGGAAAAGTTGCAAGTAACCTAATAACAGGACAAAAGCCTACAAGTAATATACTAGTACCATTTATTGGCAAGGCATCTATAAGAGATCTTGATGTAAACGATGTTACAAGTATAGTAGTTAATAATCAAACTAATTTTGGAACAAATGATAGTATAAGCAGCCAAGGACAAAGTATTGGTAATCCATTATTTACAAATACAGTAACTAGTACACAGCAAACAAATGTAGGCTATGCTAGTACTATTCCTAACACAACAGGTACAGTTGGTGTTCCTAATAGAATAAGCGATGTAACAACTTATACAAAACAGAGCACAAGTGCAAATACACGAAGTGCTTCAGTTAATCTTGCAAAACAAAGATTACAAGATCCTAATCTTAGCGCAGAACTGCGCCAATACTACAGTGAAAAAATAAGGCTAAGTAATCTATAATGGCACAAGATACAAATTTACCAATTGTTAACCCAGCAGATAGTTTTGACCAGCGTGTTCAAGACTACTTTACTAACTACTTTACTGCTCCGGTTAAGATGACTGACCAGGAATATGAAGCAGCAAAAAGTTTTTTTGTAGCAAGAACTAATAATGAACAAGCCGCCGCGGCACTCACTGCAGCCACTATACAGTCAGCAAACGAACTAGACTTGTTTATTTTAGATGTTATTGCACAATTTGAAAGTACTGGAGATTTAAAAAGTGCTATCCCTACATTCTTAAACATGAGTCGCAGTGGTAGAAGTCTATTAGGTTATGAAGCAGACATTACTCCAAATGAGAATACAGCACGCCAAGTGAGTGCATAATGTTTAGTCGTAACAAATATGCCAATGGCATATACACCATAACAAATCCTGAGAAATACAACGGAAATAAAGAGCCTAGATATCGCAGTGGATGGGAACATGCATTTATGCGATTTTGTGATAACAATCCAGCAGTTATAAGTTGGGCAAGTGAAGCAATAACAATACCTTATCGTAATCCACTTACCGGAAAAGGTACAATTTATGTACCAGACTTTATTGTAATGTATCAAGACAAACGCGGCAATAAACATGCAGAGCTTATAGAGATTAAACCTAAAGCACAAACAATGCTAACAGAAAAGACTCGCGAGAAAGAAAAACTTTCAATTGCTATTAATCATGCTAAATGGGAAGCGGCTGCAAAGTGGGCAAAGCATAATGGACTACGCTTTAGAGTAGTGACAGAAGATGATATTTTCCATAACGGTAAACGCTAAGGATAACTATTAGTATGACAAAAAAACTAGAAGAATTATTTGATGTGTCGCCTGCAGATGAACTAGACATCACAGCACAAGAAAATAGTGCAGTTGTAGAGGCTGTAACTGCTAAAGATTTACCGCAAATACAAACCGCACTTTCTAATGTAGATAAGATTGATGCTGCATTGCCTAGTGTAAGCGAACTTGGTACCAGCGATAAAGAAATGGATGACATTGCAGTGTTAGCACAGGATACGTTCAAAGACCTAATGGATTTGGGTATGAATGTAGAAGCACGTTTTAGTGGTGAGATTTTTAGCAATGCTGCTCGTATGTTAGACACAGCACTAAGCGCAAAGAATGCAAAAATTAATAAAAAATTGCGCATGGTTGATTTACAACTGAAAAAAGCAACATTAGATGCTAGACTTGCAAAAGAAGCAAAAGCCAATGGCGAAGAAGTTGAAGATGGCGACGGGCAGACAGTTGATCGGAATCAACTTCTCATGGAAATTCTCGGCAGAAATTCAGACGTAAAGTAATAAATACACTACTATATAAGGAACACCGTAATGAAAAGTTTAAAGAGTTACCTCGTTGAAAGCGAACAAACATACAAGTTTCGTATTAAAATGGCTGAAAAATGCGATGACGAAACAATGAACGCACTGGAATCTGCACTTGAAAAATACGAAGTTGCAAGTATCAGCAAGCCAAAGAAAACTCCTATACAAGAACATCCCATGGATTTTCAAACATTACAAAATGCAGAAGTGTTTATTATGGATGCTGAACTAAAGTATCCTGTTACTGCGCATCAACTATATGAATATATTAGTCAAACAGTTGGTGTTGCTGCAAGTCACTTGGTAGTAATTAACAGTGATCATCCTGAAGAAATTGCTCGCGAAGAAGCACTTAAAGAAGAAGGCGAAGAGTATACTGCAAAGTTAGAAAGTGATTATGAAGATGCAAACAATGCTAAAGATAATTTTGGTGATGAATACAACGAAAACATGTTAAAAGCAATTGAGAGTCGCAAAATGGAATTTGCTAAAAAGGAAGACTAATGAAGGATCTGTACCACGCTATTAATTCACTGAACAATATTTTAAATGAAGCGCCACCGCAGGGCAGACAAGACGGCCCTGGTACTAGACAAGGCACAACACCTAAGCCAAAGCCTGCAGGACCTGCAGCATATAACAGTATTGGTGATATGGTTAAAGCAATCAAAACACCGGGCAGACAAGGTGTATCAGATCCTAATCAAAGTGCAAAAAATATTGCAGCGGCACAACCAAAGCCTGCACCAGCAGCACCTAAACCAAAACCAGCCAAACCAGCAGCATTTACAGGTAGACCTGATGATGCGCAAAAGCCAGCAGCAGCACCAAAAATTAATCCAGCAGTACCTGCAGCAGGACCAGTTAGAGCAAATCCAATAGATCCTCAGGCTATGGCTGCAACTAAAGCAGCGGCAAGTGTAGTAAATGCACCTAAACCAGCTGCACCTGCTCCTAGAGCAAAAGTAAAAGCAACTGCAGCAAACACTAAAGACTTTGATAAAACAATGGCACTTCAAAAGAAACTGCAAGCACAAGGTTTTGATATCAAAGCAGATGGTATTATGGGTAAGAATACAAGAGCAGCAATGGCTAAAGCAGGAAGTCCTGCACCAACAGGAACAGCTCGTAAAGTAAGCACAGTGGCACCAGGTGCAGATACAGGCGCAAAAGGGTTTACACCTATAGCAGGTGCAGGAGACAGAAAGTCTGGCGCTACTGCAGCGGACATAAGAATTGATAGAGGTAATAAAGCAGTAGCAAGAGATTTTAAAAAAGTAAAAGACGCTGGTAGCGGCATACTTGATAAGATTGGCGCAGGCATTAGTAGTATTTTTAAAGGCGGCAGCAACAGACGTGCTGAACGTGATGCAGAAAATAGAGCATCAGCACAAGCATACAGAGCAGGGCGAAATAGCTCTACCAGAACAGCGGCAGCGGCAAGACCAAATGCAGCAGGTAGTAATTTTGCAACTGCAGCAGATGGATCAATTTCACGCACAGATAATCCAAGACAGCCTAGCGATGCAGCACCAACTACTAGAACTGCAGCGGCAACAGGCGCAGCACCTACTAGACGATCTGACACTAGTTTTAGAGCAAGTGACGGGACAAACACCGTTGCAAGAGATGCTAGTGGCAACCTAAATGTTAGACAAAGAGTAACAGATCCAGACGCAAAATCGGCACTAATGCAAAGAATAGATAGAGCAAGAAAACAGCAGAGAGCCGCGTTGGCTGCAGGATCAACTGATCCCGACGACATTCGTGCATATCAAAGAAGAATGGCTAACACAACAGGAACTGGTGCCGCTGGCGGCACTGACCCGAATACATTTTAAACAAGGAGACTAGCAATGGATATTGCATCACTAAGAGCGAAACTAGATAATATCGCAGAGGAACTAGCGCAGCTACCTGAGCAAGAATCTGTTGCGATTGAAGAAGAAGAAATTGAAGAAGCACACCACAACATGATGCCAAAAACATTACAGTGTGAACAGTGTGGTGACATGTTAGGCTGTCCAACTACAGATTGTGAATGTGACAGTATGGATCCAAAAGGTGACAACTGGATTATGGTTGATGTTGACAATGATGGCGACATGGATATGGCAATGGCAAACGAAGAAGATCTTTCAGAATTTAGCCCTGCAGACATGAAGGCAGCAAATAAAGACAGTAAAGCAATTCAAAAATCAGGATCTGGTATGAAAAGCACAAGTGCTGCTAGACCACAAGTAGCTGGTACATTAGCACAGCGTTTGAAAACTGAAGAAATTGAAGAAGTTGAAGAAGAAGCAGTTGAAGAAGGCTTTGCAGTAGGTGCAAGTGTTGCTCCATCGGAAGAAGGTCCTGACCAAGCACCAGGAAAAGTTGTTGCAGTAGATGGCGATAAAGTAACTGTTAAGTTTATGGATGGTTCACAAGAAGAATTTGCACAAGATGAATTATTTGCATTGCCAGATAATTTAAAAGTTGGTGAAGAAGTTGAAGAAGAAGCAGTTGAAGAAGCAATAGTAGAAATTCCTGTCCAAGAACTTGCAGACATTATGCAACTAGCAGGCTATACTGACTATGCAGAACGTATTGAAGAGTATGCCAATGAGCCAGATGAGCAGTACATGGATGCAGAAGATCAATTGATTGGTCTAGCAGGTGGACTAAACGGTCCTAAGAACATGCATACTCCTGCAGCAGGCGGCGACAATCCAATGGATAAAGAAGCACTAAAAACTGTAGAAGAAAATCTTTACAAAAGTTACAAGGATTTTTTAGAAGAAGCAGAAATTAAAGAAGAAGACTAAGTTCTTCTTGTAGCAAACTATGTATATAGCGGTGACCTTCATCATTTGGATGTAAGTGATCCGCTATATATTTTGACTTGCTTTCCTTGTTACTTCCGTCAGCACCCAGCGTGTTAACCATACCCGGCACACAATCAACATGCATATAGCGCAAGTTGTTTAACTTGCAAGTAGTTTCTACAATGTGACGAGGATACCAAGTGTGTATATGCTCAATGTATTCACTGTGTTGATTAACTAGATAGTCCTTGCAACTATCAACTAGCGCACTATCAGACTTTTTCCCTTGTACATAATTCATATGTTCCCAACGTTGGGTTTTGTTGTTATACCAGCTCTGTCTATTTGGATGACTCCATCCAAATATCACTAGATCATAGGGGGTAATGTCTGTATATGTTTCACAAAACTTTAGTGCAATATGAGGGTTACTAGCACTGCTTTCACTGTGTTGTACAAATCTAAATCCTAACTGCGCTGCTACAAGTTCGCCGTAGCAGATAGTTGCTTCTTCGCCTAAACTTACACTACATCCGTACTGATAAAGTTTCATGTATTACTCCGTTAGGTATATAATCTAACCAACTATGATGCTTTACCTGAAAAGGAAAACGGCTCCTTAGAGCCGCCATGTGGTAGTATGTTGGAGTCTTGGGCTCATGCCGGGGGTTCCAAAGTTTACTGCCTTTAGCAACATTACATGGTTTACAACTAATAACACAATTTTCCCAAGTACTTTTTCCACCTTTACTACGAGGTATAACATGGTCAATAGTCAAGTCTGGAAAATTATGTTGTTGTCCACAATACCCGCAGCGATATTCATCTCGTATTGCAAGATTGTGTCTATTGAAACATACATTATGATCAATCTTTTGAAACTTTTTAATCATTACAGTGGCAGGTACTTGCATTGTAGTTGTTGGACTGCTTATGCGCCAGTCATCATACCATTCTAGCACAGTGACTTTGTCTAAGAAAAACAACTTGACTGCACGTTGCCAATTAATAGTACTGACAGGAAAACTACTTATAGGTTGTCCGCTAGTGTTTAATAACAGTGTATCACTCATTGCAATGCTATTTATTTGCTCCGATAAATATGTACATGATAAAGAAGTTTTACAGAGACAAACTAGTCTCTATACAGGTTTATTATCACATGCCAGATCATGTACATTTGATTAATGAGTTTGTTTGGCAAACTGAAGATATTGTACCTGAATTCCCCCGTAGTGTCAAGTTTATTCGTTTCTGGCATAAAAACATAGACGCAGTAATACAAGAAGCATATCTGTATCATACAAATTATTGGGGCGGTACAGACTATGTAGATTTACGAGGCGTATACAAAGTATAATGGCTAAAACACTAGACGGTGTGCTTATTAAAAAGCCACATCAAAAAGAAAACTTTACTAAAGAGGAGTTCACAGAGTTTGCAAAATGTGCAGATCCTGTTAATGGTGCTCAGTATTTTATGAACAACTTCTTTAACATTCAGCATCCTACCAAAGGACGCATGGTGTATCAAGCATTTGAGTATCAGACAAAACTACTAGACATATATCATAACTATCGCTTTAACATTAATATGTTACCTAGACAGACAGGTAAAAGTACAACTGCAGCAGGATACTTGTTGTGGTATGCTATGTTTGTGCCTGATAGTGTGATTCTTATTGCAGCACACAAGTATGCTGGTGCGCAAGAGATTATGCAACGTATACGTTATGCTTATGAACTATGTCCAAATCACATCCGTGCTGGTGTTACTAGTTACAACAAAGGCAGTATAGACTTTGACAATGGTAGTCGGATTGTAGCACAAGCAACTACGGACAACACAGGACGTGGTATGAGTATTACGCTACTGTACTGTGACGAGTTTGCATTTGTGCGTCCTAGTATTGCCCGTGAGTTTTGGACAAGTATTTCACCTACACTAGCAACAGGTGGTAAGGCTATTATTACAAGCACACCTAACAGTGATGAGGATCAGTTTGCTACTATTTGGCGTGATGGTAATAAACAGTTTGATAGCGAAGGCAATGAAACAGACATAGGAATAAACGGATTTAAAACGTTTCAAAGTTATTGGTGGGAACATCCTGACAGAGATGAAACTTGGAAACAAGAAGAACTAGGACGCATTGGGGAGGAACGCTTTAGACGAGAACACGACTGTGAATTTATTATCTATGATGAAACACTTATTGACAGTATGATACTTACTAACATGCGTGGCGAAGATCCTGCATTTAGACACGGTAGTGTGCGTTGGTACAAAGAACCAAGACAAGGCATGGCATATCTAGTAGGTCTAGATCCTAGTTTAGGCACAGGCGGAGATCCTGCTGCTATACAAATATTTGAAGTACCTAGCATGGAACAAGTGGGAGAATGGAGTCATAATAAAACTCCTATCCCACAACAAATCCGTATACTTGTAGACATAAACAAGTACTTGGTAGACAAATGCGGTGATAACAACAGTGTGTACTATAGTGTAGAAAACAACACCATTGGCGAAGCAGCATTGCAAAGCATTGCTGAAATAGGCGAAGAAAACATCCCTGGATACTTTTTAAGTGAACCTAGAGGTCACGGCAACAGTAAAGTGTTTAGACGAGGCTTTAACACAACACACCGCAGTAAACTTGCAGTGTGTGCTAAGTTCAAAACACTAGTAGAAACAGAAAAAGTAAAGATTAAAAGCAAGATGCTTATCAGTGAACTTAAAAGTTTTATTGCCAGCGGCAACAGTTATGCAGCAAAAATAGGCGATACTGATGACCTTGTAATGAGTACAATGCTTATAATGCGCATGGCACAAACACTGAAAAGTTACAATCCTGAACTCGAAAATCATATTAGAGACGGCGATGATTACGATCAAGCACCAATGCCATTCATCATGGTTTAATCTATATCAAGCATAAATACACACATGAGAAGCATTGATAATATAGCAGAAGAACTGTTTGATAAGATTCGTAGTCGTGTCGCTAACATTAAGTTGGGGGACGAAAATGGTGCGGTAACTACCAATTCAAGCCAAGCAAGATTCTTTGAATTTAACTTTAAACACAGAGATTTGCCAGTTGGTGCAGTCACTATTAGCCTCAACGAAGAAGGTGTATTACAAGTATACTTTCCTAACAGTATGGTTGAAGAAGCAGATAGTAGCACAGCAGATGCTTGGTATGGATTTTTAAAAGAGCTGAGCAGATTCAGTGCAAGAAACATGTTAAACTATCAATCTCATAATGTAACAAAAGAGAGACTGGACAAAAAAGACTACCAGTTTTTAACACAACGTAACCAGGACGAAGTGATGGAAAACAGACTACACGGAACAAGCCAAAAGAGTTTCCTAGAAACAGGAACAGCAAAACTTATTATTAAACATAACGGCACAGTAGATGAAACTAAGATGGGTGCAAGAAGTCGCAACATCAGTGCTATCTACATTGAGAACAGTGAAGGCGAACGCTTCAAGTTTGCTAACAACTATCTACCTGGTGCAAGAGCAATGGCAAGACATGTGTCAAATGAAGGACACACCCGTGATGATCGCGGCATGCACATTGTTGAGATTATGAAAGAAATGACAGATCTTAAAACATTTGTGCGTAGTGTAAAGCGTGAAGAGTATGTAAATGAGGATGCGCAGGAAGTGATTGATGCTGCAACTGATAGATACTACGGCTTAAAAGATACACTAAAAGCAATTAGCAGTGCTAAAGGCTATGGCGACTACTTTGAAAACTGGGTACCTGGCGCAGTTGAAGTAGACGAAAATGACATCGAAGATCTAAAACAAAAACTAACTCGTGAAGTATATGATGATAGACTCACAGATAGTTTACCTAGTGTGAGAAAAGCAATGGATCATAAAGCAAACATGGAAGCAAAGAAAGATGATGAAGAGGAGTTAGATACCCCAATTAAACCTTACTTTGATAGATCAATTGATCCTCAAGAGCCTAAGAACTTGGATGCAAAAGCAGATGCTAACACTGCTAAAGGTTCTCAGTCACTAAATGACATTGCAGACAGCGATGATGATATTGAAGTCTATAACAACGAAGCAGACATTGCTGAACTCCGCAACTATATGCAGTTTATGAAGAACAGCGACATGGAAGTAGGTAAGAAGAATCGCAGCATTCTAGTTGCTATTATGAAATACCTAGCAAACAACATGACCAATGATGCTGCAGCAAACAGTGTAAGTGAAATTGAACTTAATGACAAGGCGCAGGAAGCAACAGCACTTAAACTTGCAAAGAAGTATCTACAGGGCAAAATAGAGATTCTACAGCCCAAGGCTAAGAAAGATCTATATGGTAAAGACAAAACTGAAGATACTACATTTGAAGCATATGCACAGCGTATGGATATGATTGCAGAAGGCACATGGGCATTACCAGAGAACGAAGCAGAAGCAATGAAACTTGCAGCAATGATGGCTCAGCCTGTTACACTAGGTGATGGTGGTGATGATGCTGCAAGCGCACTTGGCGGACTAATAGGTGATGATGAGTTGTTTGATGATCTAGGTGTAGCAGGTGACAAAGATCCAGAAGGTGATGCCCGTCCAATTATCATAGGCTGGTTAATGGATCATGTAGATGACTATGATCAGAAGTTCCAAGAAACAATGAAGATGGCATTGGACAAGATTCGTTCAATGGGTGTTGACAGCGATATGGTTATCCCAAGAATGTTTGGTAATAAGCGCATGCCAGCAAACACAAGTGCTACACAGGGCGAGCGTATGGGCAGCAATGCAGACGACATGAAAGAAGATCCAAACGAAGGCAACGAATTCTCAGGCGCACTAGCAAAGGCTAAAGAAGAAGGCAAAGATGAATTTGAAGTTGATGGCAAAGTGTATAAAGTTTCAGAAGCAGATTATGATCTGTCAACACTAGACGGCAAATACGGCAATGAACCTGTAAAAGGTAAAGAAGGTATTCTACAAACTAATGTAGAGGACGATGTAAATGATATTGCAGCAACAATGGAAGAAGATCCAGAGTTGGAAAATTTTGCTATGGCATTTGAAAGATCAGTATATGCAAGTGGTGACACAAGCCCAGAAGGAATTAGAGCAGCACTTGAAGAAGTACTGCCAGATTATATTGCAGGTTCTAGAATTGAAGACCTAATGAAAGTTATTGAAAGCACTAACGAAGGCAGAATGAGTGACATCAATATTGAAATCCAGGATATGGTTGCAGATGGTGCAAGCAATGATGAGATTAAGAAAGCAATTCCAATGGCAACAGATCGTGTAATTGCAGACATTCGCAATGAAATGGATGAGTCAATTGATGAAGTAGACGAAGCAGCAGAAATGATTGCAAAGATGCGTTCTATGGCAGGCGTTGGTAGTGGTACAAGAAGCAACCACGGCATACATGAAGGCGAACAAGGCTATCAACTTACTCCACGCAGTATTGTAGCAAGAGAATTACGCAAACTTCAGGATATTGAACGAAGCTCATAATATTAAGAATAGAAAGGAAAGCAGTGCTACGGCGCTGCTTTTTTTTATCAAAAAAATTACAAAAAAGTTATTGACTTGATAAATAAAAGCGCATATACTGTATCTATAGTATGTGAATAGGCACATAAATTAACAAAGTAAACAGGCACATAGGAGAAAATATTATGGCAACATCTTTGGCAGAAATTAGAGCAAAACTTAAATCTCAAGAATCACGCAGTGAGCGTACAGGCGGCGGCGACAACGCAATCTTCCCACATTGGAATATCCCAGAAGGCACAACGACAGCAGTTCGTTTCTTGCCAGATGGCGATCCTAACAACACATTTTTCTGGGCTGAAAGGCTTATGATTCGTTTACCATTTAATGGTATTAAGAATGATATGAACAGCAAGCCAATAGTGGTACAAGTACCATGTGTTGAGATGTGGAACGAGACCTGTCCAGTACTCAGCGAAGTTCGTGGTTGGTTCAAAGACTCGTCACTAGAAGAAATGGGACGTAAGTATTGGAAGAAGCGTAGTTATATCTTCCAAGGCTTTGTAAATGAAAACCCGCTTCAAGAAGATACACCTGAGAATCCAATTCGCAGATTTGTTATCTCACCAAGCATCTTTAACTTGATTAAAGACGCACTTATGGATCCGGATATTCAAGAAATGCCAACAGATTATACTGCTGGTCTAGACTTCCGTATCACAAAAACCACTAAGGGACAGTATGCAGATTACAGCACCAGTAAATGGGCTCGTAAAGAAACTGCTATTACTGAAGCACAAGCGCAGGCTATTGAAACACATGGTCTTCATACACTTAGTGATTTCCTTCCTAAGAAACCTACTGAAGTAGAATTACAGTGCATCAAAGAGATGTTCGAAGCAAGTGTAGATGGACAGCCCTATGACGTTGAACGTTTTGGGCAATACTATCGTCCATATGGTATTGACGCTCCTGCGAGTTCCTCAAACTCTAGTACGTCTACAGCACCAGCGGCAACTACCCCAGCACCTGCTCCGGCAGCAACTCCAACACCTGTAGCAGCGGCTCCTGTTCCTGCACCACAAACTGAAACTGTGGCAGCACCAGCGGCAGCACCTGAAGGTGAAAGCAAGCGGGCAGAAGACATCCTCGCGATGATCCGTAACCGCCAATCATAAGGCACAGAGGGCGGCAGTAATGTCGCCCTCATTTATACCTAATGAAATTAGTTTTTGAAAATACCGGCGATGAATTGCTGTTTGATGCTGTCAATCATGAAGTCTTAGAACTTTTTGGTGATTGTAAATTTGTGAGCAATAATCAGTACAATGCTGTTGCAGACTTGTGGCAGCAGATAAATTACTGTGCTGATATAATTAATAAATTTCTTGAATCTTCTGAAATACGGTTAGAATTTCCTAAGTTGCATTCACTAAGTCAGAGAAACTTAAATTCTATGCATGCGGTTTGGGCAAATATATATAATTACCATATGTTTAAAATTTTAGATCATAAATCATTTATAGACTTTTTTGAAGATGAATCAGAAGAAAAAAGTCTGAGCGAAATTACAAGTAGAATATCAGACCCTCAGATAAAACATTCATTTGAAAATTATAATCATTTAATTCATAAGATAGAAACACAATTTGGGACTAATAAGACGTTTTCTACAAAAGATCGAATTTGGTTTGATACACCAAATATGAAGTACAATACTAGTAATAACATTGCAAACTTGAGTATACCAAGCAGTTTTATTGGGCGTACTTTAGAAAATAAGTTTAGATATTTTGACAATGATTTAGAATTCTCAGATGAAAACAATTGGGATCAGACTCCGCAGCAATTAAGTATAAACTTTGGAAAATCCAGGACTATACCTTACAGTAAAGAGTATATAGACTGGTGTAAAAGATTACAAAGAGAACCACTTGGACATTATTTAAATGTTGGAAACTTTGTAAATATAGACGAAAACTTGACTACATATAGAACAATTATGTATAATAATACACAAGCAGAAAATTCATTCTCGATAAGGAAGTAAAAATGGCAAAACCGTTTGACGTAAGCAAATTTAGAAAAGACATTACAAAAAGCATTGATGGATTAAGTATTGGCTTTCACGATCCCACAGATTGGATTAGTACAGGCAGTTATGCACTTAACTATCTTGTAAGTGGAGACTTTTACAAGGGTGTGCCTATGGGCAAAGTTACAGTGTTTGCTGGTGAATCAGGTGCAGGTAAAAGTTATTTTGCAAGTGGTAATATTATCAGAGCTGCACAAGAACAAGGTATCTTTGTTGTAGTAATTGACAGTGAGAACGCACTTGATGAAAAGTGGTTACAAGCACTTGGTGTTGATACAGATGAAAGCAAACTGCTTAAACTAAGCATGTCGATGATTGATGACGTTGCTAAAACATTTAGTACATTTATGGCAGACTACAAAGCAATGGCAGAGGAAGATCGGCCTAAGGTATTATTTGTACTAGATAGTTTGGGTATGATGATGACACCTACTGATGTTGACCAGTTTAACAAAGGCGACATGAAAGGTGACATGGGACGTAAACCTAAGGCACTTACTAGTCTTGTGCGTAACACAGTTAACATGATTGGCAGTTATAACGTTGGTATGGTGTGTACTAATCATACATACGCAAGTCAAGATATGTTTGATCCAGATGATAAAATTAGTGGCGGACAAGGCTTTATCTATGCAAGTAGTATTGTTATTGCAATGCGAAAACTTAAACTAAAAGTAGACGCAGATGGTAATAAGACTACTACAGTACAAGGTATTCGTGCTGCGTGTAAAGTTATGAAAACACGTTATGCAAAGCCGTTTGAAGCAGTACAAGTACAGATTCCATATGAAACAGGCATGGATCCATACAGTGGATTGCTTGACTTGTTTGAAGCAAAAGGCATGCTAACTAAACAAGGCAATCGTTTGAAGTATACAACTACTGCAGGTGTTGAAATGCTGGAGTTCCGCAAAGGATGGACAGGTGAAAAACTGCAGGCAATTATGGATGATATTAGTAACGCAGACGGACTAAGTATTGATGATATAGTTGATGGCGCACCAACAGAAGATGTTGTTGATCCAGAAACAGGCGAAGTATTAGAGGAAAACAATGAGTGATGTAGAAATTGTAATTGACGCTTATAAAATACTTAAAGAGTACATACCAGCAAAAGACCGACAGTTGGCAAGTGATCATTTTGTTGAAGATATGCAAGAAGTTCTAGAAGAAGAACAGTTGTATAAACTTGGCGGAGTAGACAAATATCTTAAAGCAAGTGTTAAAGATTTGCTTGGAGAAGAGGACTTCGAAGACGAAGATGATGAGTATTGAGCCAATACTACAACAGAATCGTAAATGACTTAGGTGCTATTCCTAGTTTCATCAGTTACTTTGAAAGTGAATTGGAAGAAGCAAAGCGTGAGTGTATAGTCAAGGGCATTGTAGAACGTAATATTACCGCACTGCCGGGTATAACTGAGCATCGTTTTAATCAATTACAAGAGATTGAAGCAGTGCTTAACTTCTTAAACATACAGTTACGCAAGATCAGACGCAAGCATTTCCAAAAATATTTGGAAGGATATGCCCGTGCGTTAACAAGTCGCGATGCTGAAAAGTATGTTGATGGCGAGGATGAAGTCATTGACTTTGAAACTATTATCAACGAAGTAGCACTACTACGCAATAGGTGGCTAGGCATTATGAAAGGCTTGGACACAAAGCAGTGGCAAATGGGACATGTTGTTAGACTTAGAACAGCAGGCATGGAAGATATAAGAATAGACTAAGTCATAAAAAAAGCAGCGTTTCCGCTGCTTTTTTATTATCCAAAAACAAATTAGAATTTAATAGCAATACCCATTGCTGTTGTCTTTTCACTTGCTGTTTTGTCATCAGTTGTATTTTCGATAAATGCTACTGCACCTGGAGCAAGTGTATACTGTGCGCCTAGTGTAATTTCATCACTTGAAACTGTACCTGCTGATTCAGTTTTCATTGTTTCAACACCTACCATCATTGCACCAACTGTGTAAGTTGCGCCCATTGTAGTTGTGTCTGTGTCAACGTCTGCTGCAGTTGTTGCTGTATGCTTTTCAAAAGCAACACCAATTGCACCAAGACTTGCAGTTGCATTCATTAGGAATTCTTCTGAATCATCAGCGTTTTTCATCTGACCTGCACCAATTGTTGCAATTTCTTCGAGACCATAAACAGCACTGTATGCATAGCCTTCGCCTGCTGATGTGCCATAGTCATTGCCAGTTGCATTACTAATGTTTACAGTAAGTCCGCCATATGGTGATAGACTTAAAATACTTGAATGATCTGTGCTTGGCGAGCCATTGCCCAATACATATGTAAAGTCTGTTGTATCGTCGATTGCGTCAAGCGCACTGTTTACATCACCTAGGTCAAGTTTAAATACGTCATTACTTACAGTAATACTATTGCCGCCATCATCTGCACCAGTGTGATCCAAGTTAATGTCTGCACCGATAGTTAAGCCTGTGTCTGTACTAGTACTTGCTTTAAAGTTAATATCACCATCCATTACTGTTGATGTTGTTCCGTCGTTGTCCTGGTATGACCATTCCATGTCTCCGCCGATAGTTACATCAGCCATAACAGGTGTTGTCAATACTGCCAGTAGAGCAGTAGTTGCGAGTAGTCTTTTCATTGTCTTATATTTCCTTCTGGGGGGTTAGTTTACAGCATTTATTGCTGTTTTGTTCTTTATTATGCTTGCAAAAAGGTGAGTTAACACGAATTACTTGGCGAAAACATAACAAGGATATTTATTATATTTTTATTACTTTGTTGCTAAAAATGCAATATATTCTTTACCAGGTGTGAGATTTTTTTATTGGTGTTGCATATTTACAACTATGGAAGATATTAGAATTGTGTAACAATTTTTGCTATTTCTGGGTAAGTTTCTTTAAAGTTTTCATTGCGTCTTGCATCAATAATATCTAATTCGGTCATAAGTTCTTTTTCAAGCCCATGGTATATATAATCTCCAAATTTATTTGCTAGGTTCTGAACATATTCAAACTTACTTGCTTTTAATTTTTTTACTACATAATCAGTATTCTTAATATTATACACACTAAAATATTCAGGATGCCATAAAAAATTAAAACTTATTTTTAAATTGTTATCTAATGCAAACTGAGCAACATCATCTAAATCTAACACATTAAAAATACTTACAGTACAGTGAAGATGCAGGTCAAAGTTGCATTTATTGTATTTTTCAATATTTTCTTCTACTATATTCCACTTTACCGTGCCGTGTCTTTCATAGTTAAATTTTTCATTTATGTTATCTATGCTAAAAACTAGTTTAACTTTTTGGAATTGTAATAACTCTTTGACTAACTCATTATTATAAATTGTGCCATTTGTATTGTAAGATATACTTATATTTTTTGGTAAAGTTTTAAGTAGTGCAATATGTTTTGTATCTAACATAGGCTCTCCGCCTATAAGTTTTATACTTTTTAATTCTTGTAAATCTTTTCCAAAATCTCTCCAAAATTCACTAGTAGTTTTAAATGTGTAATCTACTTCATGTAATTCTGGTCGCTGTATACCAAATTTTTTATCTTCTTTGTACCAGGCACTACTTCTGCCATAGAAACAAATTCTGCACTTACTGTTACAACTAAATCCTATTTTCAAATCCACAGTAACTGGACTATTTTGGACATTAAAAAAGTCTGTAGTGAACGCAATAGGTTGTTTTAAATCTCGTGTTCTTTTACTAGGTAAGCCTACATTTTCAGATTTCCAACAATAATCACAATAACTTGATTTTTTTCCAGACAAAAAATCTTCTCTAAATGACTCATAGTCCTTACTTTTCCATGCATCTATTACGCTATCAGATAATATGTTCATTCTTGATTTATCTCGATAAAAATAATGTCCTACAGTTTCGCAACAAGATCTATAATCTCCATTGGTCTTAATTTCTAAATTAGTGAAAGGAGTAATGCAAATAGTATCCGGGTAGTCAAACCTAGTATTTCTTTGCATTTTTAAAATTTTTTCGTCATTTATAGTGCAGTTGACAATATCTTTACAATAGGTGTTTATTAATTCTTCGGTGTGACTGTTGTTTGTAAAAAAATGTATAAAATAAGTTGGTATATCTAAATATTCTACAATGCGAAAAAAATGTTTCCAAATGCCAAATTCAGTTTCTCCATAAGCAGTTATGATGATCCTTTCATCTGTACTATATGTTTCTTTGGCGATTGACTGTAAGTCATTATACATATCAGCGAAAGGAAGATTGTAATAATTGCTTATTTCTTTTTCAAATACGATCACGGATTCTGCTCCACTGTACACCAATTTCATCTGCAAACCATTCGATATAACTCATACGGTTTAGCCACACATGTCTACTGGGCTTGCTTAACCATCCGCCCATGCTAGTTCCAACATCGTACGCTAAACTACTTTCGCTTACTATTGCAGGCACACCTTGTATAATACTGTTTATGCCAGCATTGCTACTATGGCTTACAGTAAAGTGCGTATGCTTTAGCATATGCTCTAAATCAAAACTATCATAAGTTTGTTGAACCTGCTGAGGTATATTCCAAGTTACGTCTTGTTCTTTATACCATTGCATATCGCATGACCAATGCAATGACTCTCTATAGCGAGGATGGCTTCGAACAACTATAGGCTTGTCTGTAAACTTGCGTATTTCTGCAATAGTATTACGATAGTATGTATCCATATCGGGCATATTGCGCCACTGTTCACTGTGTCCGTGCTGTCCACAAATTAAAATGTATTCGCCATGTTGCTTCCAAGGTTGCAATACAATACCAAACTTTTTTACTCTATCGTCTGGCATGTAAGTATCCACTGCAAAGTCTGCATCTCTGTTGATCCCGTTTATACCCAACTTCCAAGTTTCATTGCGTATAAGCCCGCCCACTTCAATGACAATGACTGGCTTATTTCGTGCGCGGTAATGATCCCATACTGCTTTGTTAGCACCCATTTTACCAAACCATAATACACTCCATATGAGAGCAGCATCAGCATCCATGTCATTTTCGACAAGTGTGTCTGTTTGTTGTATAGCATTTACGAGTTGTGGGTAAACTTCTTTTGCGTTACCTGGTAAATTGTCAGGAAAGTGAGATATTTTCATTGTGAATTTTAAAACCTATAAATAGTTATATGCGCACATTATCAGTATTTACCACTTGGCATCCAATAGGCTATAAGAAATATGGCAAGCAGTTCATTGAAGGATACAATGCAAACTGGCCCAAGGAAGTTTCTCTAACAATCTATGCTGAGGATCACAATCCAGATGTACAGGGTAATCACATGATTACACTGAACGATCAACGAACAGCATTGCCAGATTTAAAAAGTTGGCAAGAGCGTCATAAAAATAATCCACACGCACACGGATATAACAAGGACAAAACTAAAAAAAGTTTTCTTTGGGATGCAAGTCGTTTTGCAAACAAAGTGTTTGCACTGTGGCACTTTGCAGAACACTGCAACACAGACACGTTCATATGGTGTGACGGCGATGTAAGAACACATACACCTATGACACTGGAGTTTATACACAGCATTGCTCCTAGTGAAAATCAACTTGCTACATACTTGGGACGCAGGACTTGGCCCGAGTGCGGCTGGATGATGTTTAATCGCAACCATCCAAAGTTTGCGGAGTTTATGGAGCAATGGCGTTGGATATACGAAAGTGATGACATCTTTGAACATGATGAATACCATGATAGTTTTATCTTTGGCGAACTAGTGGAAGACTTTAAAGCAGTGGGTGTAGAATTTAATGATCTGGGCGGACCAGACAAAGGCGGGCATATCTTTATTAATAGTCCATTAGGAGCATACATGGATCACTTAAAAGGCTTTAGAAAAGAAGTTGGAAAAAGTCTAGCAGGTGACCTAGTAGGTGGATTTCAACATAGTGATAATCCTCATTGGCAAGACCTAAGACAAGTTAGTAAACAACAAATACGAGCAGAGAAAATGAAAAATCCACATGAGTATGATGCAACACAAGAACAAAAAAGTAAGGGGATAAAATGAGTAACCTAAGTGTATTACAAAACATAACAGAAGTGCGCAGCGATCCGTATCCTTATGTATGCGTGGAAGGCGCAATGCCTGACAGATTTTACAGAGAACTAGAAGCAACATTTCCAGAGGATATGATTGTTAATAATACACAGCCACATGATGGCGGTATTTGTTATCGCTTTAAATGTAAAGAAGCAGAGATGTGGGAACCACCTGCTATCTGGCAAGACTTTTTTAGATATCATTCAAGTACAGAGTACTTTCGTGCATGTGCAGAATTATTTGCTCCGCATATTGTTGCAGCATATGGTGAAGAGTTTTATGAAAATTTAAAAACTAAGCCAGTTAGTGTGCGTGATGTAGACAGCAGTGGACACTATGTTACTGACTGTCAGTTTGTTGTACATGAACCTGTGGATCAAACAGGCACAAGTCGTACACCGCATGTGGATAATCCTGTTGAGATCTATGCTGGACTGTTATACATGCGCAAGCAAGCAGACATGGCAGAGGGCGGTAACTTTACAGTGCATAGAGTCACAGGCGAAATCACAGAAGTAAACAAGAGCTTGGGCAGACAAGTGGATGCTAGTTTACATGAGCCTGTGTTTGAAGTACCTTATCGTGCAAACAACTTTTGTATGTTCCTCAATGTAAAAGACAGTGTACACAGTGTTACACCTCGCATTGCTCCTGTAGAGCGTAGACACAGCATTAATATTATAGGCGAGTTTAACGGTACAGGCAAGATGTGGAAGGTAAAAGAAATTAAGTCATGAGATATGCCATTGGCAAAGTTAGTGGTGTATTCATTGACAATGATGTAGCAGTAAAGTTTTTTGGAATAAGAAACAAAAGTGTAAAGGAAGTCCGTGGCACTATACAAGAATGTTATGCTAGGGAATTGCTATGTTTGCAAAGGCTCCAAGGCATGCCTGGATTTCCTAGTATTATAGCACATAGAGACGATGAGTTAATAATAGAAATGGAGAATTGTGGAGAAAGTTTATTTAATACTTGGCACGAATATGATTTAACATTATACTTGGATCAAGCAAATCGTATTTGCGATGCATTAGAAAAAGCAAATATACAATACTTCTTTGCAGGATTAAATAAAAAACCTAACAAGCCACCTATAGCATATAATCCTAGAAGCGACTTTCCTTTAAGTAATCTGTGCATTAAAGATGGAGAACTAACACTAATAGACTTTGAAATGGCTAACCCAAAAGGATCTTATTTAGAAGATGCATTACATCCTAGACTTAAAGCATTGTATGAGAACTATAACCCTGATCATTTTAGAGAGTTTTTACTAACTGGATTGCGTTACCCAAAAGAAAGTTTTGACAAAGAAATGTGGAGGAAAATACCTCCTAGTGATTTTAAAGAAGAAAAATGGAATAAAATGAAAGATACTAACCCAAGAGAGGTATACAAATCAATGACAACATTCACACAACCCAGCGATAAGATTGTTAAAGAATGGCGCAAGTATCAAAAACGTTTTGGTAAAGATCAAGCAGTTGAAAGAGTGCAAAAAATGAACCTGTCCAGTGTTTGTGGAGCAGACAAAACAGTGGTTGACATTGGGTGTAATGATGGATATATCAGTATGCTAGTAGCACCCTTGGTAGCAAGCGTAACAGGAGTTGAGCCACATGTTGAACTAACTGAGGACAAGCCTGCAAATGTTACTTGGGTGCGCAATACCTTTAACGAGTTTTTGGCAAGCAATCCAGGCACATTTGATGTACTACTTAGTTTAGCAGTAAGTATTCAGTTGCGAGACTTTGGTGGACTTACAGAACAAGAGATAGTAAACGGATACTATAGTTTACTACCTGTTGGCGGCATTGTTGTACATGAGACACAAAAATTAGAGAATAGACCCAATAATCAAGAACATACAGCAGCAATGATTGACGCCTTTAAAACTAAGTTTGTGCAAATAGAACATGGAGATGCTAGAGGCAGCGGCAAACGAGAATACTATCATTTTCGCAAGGAGGCGTAAATGGCATTTAATAATATTATGCAACTAGCAACTGCAACGTTGACAGCACAAGGTGCATTTGCTCCAGGTGCAACAGTGGTTGAATGGGGCAATCAACGTTTTAGATACAGTGAGGATTGGTTGAATGAATGTGAAAAAACAAGCGGACGAACATTGCGTAAACCAACACAGTTTGTATGGGAATACTTTGAGGATCTGGGGTTTAGTGATTACCTTGCTATTGATATCAACACTGAACTTAGGTCTATCGCTATGGATCTTAATTTTATCCTAAAAGACAAGTACAACTACACACAAGAGTTTGACTATGTAACAAACAATGGCACAGGTGAACACATCTTTGACCAGCGCACAGTGTTTGAGAATATGCATAACTTATGTAAAGTTGGCGGTACTATGATAAATGTACTTCCTTTTGCGCCCTGGTTTAATCATTGCTTTTACAGTTTCCATCCGCAGTTGTTCCGTGACATAGCTGCAGCAAATGGATATACCTGGCAGTTTATGTGGTTAGCACAAAACACAGGCAAGTACGTTGAATGCCCTACAGACTTTGATAGTTGGAGTTACTATGAACAAAAAAAGCCGCGCAATCCTATTAGTGATTTGGAAAAGCATTTTGATGCCCTTCATAATCGCGAAGGCAAAACTCATAATGTTAG